CCTTTTCTCTATCTCAGGAAACACCCAATCACTGTCGGTGTGAAGATGCTCTAGAACGGCCAAGGAGAAAACCACATCAAACGTAGGTAGAGTTGGAACGACATCTTCGATTGCTCCAATCATTACGTTTGCGACAAGGTTGGGGTAAAACTGCTTACCCGCAGCAACCGCCTCGGCGTTTATCTCTACCGCATTAAGTTTTTTATACCCAGCCTCATAGAGAACATCGAGGTTCCTGCCGATGTTACTCCCTAGCTCAAGAATGGTGTATGACTTTTTTGCGTATCGTTCCATTAAGTCAAGGAGAATTTTCTTCTTGCCTGAGATGTCGGCAAGGTAAAAGGCAAGGCCATTTTGGCCGTCGGGTTTCATCCAGTATTTTTGGTTCTCGTTCATTTTTTTACTAAGGTAAAGAACAATTCATTTCCCTCCTTTTTGTTCTCAATCAGGGTAAAGTCAGGAAGTGGATATTCAAGACGACCAAGCGACTCTGTCCTTTGTTCATTCCAAAATGAAAGATGGCCGGGATAGAAAGCAAACGGAGAGAGTACATGAGGACATCTCACAATCAAGCGGTGGTTGCTCTTTAATACCCTCAAACATTCACGGAGAAACTCGATGGACTGTGCGTCAGTAAGGTGTTCAATGAAGTGGGAAGAGAATATCCCCTCTACTGAGTCGTCAGGAAAGGGGATTCCTTTCGTAATGTCCCACACCATGTTGTCGCCGAGGTCTCGATTGTCAATGTTGATGCAGTTCTTCTGAGGGTTACTCCCCGAACCTATATCCAGTCGTATAGGACTTTTGTATGCAGGAAATCTATTCATGGAGAATTACTTTAATAAGCGCTTCGGTTGGGTCTTCTACCTCACCCCCATCCCCACGCACGACTTCAATCCGCTCATCATAGAGAAGGTCGGGATTCTTCAGGTGTTTGTGTACCACGGCACCAAGCTTTCTCATGTCCTTAACTTTCTCACATGCCTTAGAGAACTCTCGTTTGTACAACTTGTGACGCTCCTCTCCAGCTTGACTCTTGGGAATCCAGATGTCGGCGATTATCACGGGGATGTCCATTGCTTGCGCCATCAGTTCAAAGGTGGATTCTGACATGGAAACAATCACGTCGGCAGTCTGAAGAACTTCGGCACATACTTCAATATGTCCCGGCTGTAAACGATTGGAAGTCACTGGGTTGTCGTAATCTCTGGGGTTGTGCTCCCGTTCAAGTATCTTCGTAATTACATTGATTCCCTTTATCTTTCGAAGGGCGGAGGCGACAATGAGATTCTCGGCAACGTCCCTATCCCAGTGTTCGGGAGGGAACACAACATTGAATCCTTGGTGTTCTATCCGTGGACGCAGGTACTTATAAATCGGTGTGCCCGTGATGTGAATACGGCTTCTATCTACTCCGCAAGAGACAAGGCGCTCAACATCATTCTCCCCCCATACGCACACCTCGTCAGAAATGAGCGGGTCGTTGAATGGTGGGTAAATACGGGAGATTCCTTTCCTGCCGTGTTGAACAAGTATCACCCGCTTCCCTGCCTTTTGCGCTTTCTTAATCCACTTTCCCCACTCTTCTGTTTCTTGCCACACCACGATGACATCGGCTTTCTTCCACGTAGCGTCCTTGCCATCTACAGGAAGAACCTCGTGCCCCCGCGCAACCAATTTCTTCTCTACGTCAGTCAATATGTTATTGAAGTCGAAGAGAAGAATTTTCATACCCGTATCACGGCATTACACACCCGCTCTATCAGCGCGATGTCTTCCTTAGTAAGCCAGTATTCTTTTCCTTTAAAGGTTATTTTTATCATTTTGATTGGTTTAACACTTTAATTCCCCACTTCGAGTTCTTCTGGCAAGCCAATTCCCAATCGATTCCAATGGCTTCAATACTTCGGTTTTCCTTCACCCAGTTGCGCTGTTTCTCCAAGGTCTTCAATCGGAAACTTTGGTCAGTAATTAGCTTCTCTAATTTATTGTACCAGTCCTTGTGGGTGTTCTTTGCTCGGTAGTCCACCTCATCTGAGTACGGCTGCACATCCGAGGCAAGCGTCACGGTCCCAACCGAGGCATACTCGTAGAACTTGATATTCGACTTCCCCCTATTAAACTCCGTATCCTCAAGTGGCGCAAGTCCAATGTCAAGGTCGCACATCGCAAGTGTCTTTGGATGAAGTTCGGGCGGCATGAATGGAATATGCCACATGCGCGCTCCTTCAAGTTGGTTGTAGAAGTCGAGAGCCGCTTTATGGTATGCCTTCTTCTCCGGCTGAAATCCATACGAGAGTATCTTGCTGTACGTGTAAACCGCTGCCTCAAGTGGTTCCCCAACGAGTCCATAAAGAGTAAAAAGAAAGTCGTGTTTCTTTTGGAGGTCAGCAACTACACCCCCAATGAGTTGGAGGTCGCGCCAGTGTGAAGCCGCGCCCATGTACCCAACCTTGATAGTGTCCTCATTTTGGTGCGGACGCTCATGGTATATGTCGTAGTTAATCCCGTTTGGACAGAAAAAGGTCGGCTTCTTGAAGTGTTTCTTAAACTTTTTTAAGAGAACAGGTGATGGTGAGATAACCGCATCAGCGGCCTCAATCATCCCCTCGTATTGGTCTTTGTGTGCATTTGAAACAAGGACAGAGGGGTTGTCTTTTGCAACAGCCCAGAAGTCGTCGTCCATATCGTAGAGCACCCGCTTTCCAAGTTTCTTGTATTCATACATCAGCTTCACAGGGTCGTACTGCTGGGGGTAGCTTCTCCCAAAAATAACGGTGTCCGGCCAACTCATTAAGTGTTCAGGAACCTCATTTCCTATCGCCACCTGTTTCACCGCGTGTCCCCGTTTACCGAGAGCGGTGCAGGGTGTCTCTGTTCGGTGCTGCCAGATTCCCGACATGAATGCCATCGGCGAATCCATTAAAAAGAGAATGTTCATCTTGTGTTTTTGAGGAAGGTAAGGAACTCGCTATTGGTCCGTATTTCCTGCTGCTTGTTGGATAAATTCGACCGTCCCTTAGCCATGAACTCCTCATTCCCCCCTTGGAGTATCTTGTCGGTCATGTACTCCTCCAAGAGATTGTCTACTTGGGCGAGGTACTCGTACTGGTGGACAAGCTTCCGCCTTGCTTTTCTGCGAAGGTATTTCTCCTTTAATGTTTGGAACATATTCTTTTGTCTACTTAATAAGTTGCACTCAAAGCGTTGTGCCCCCCGCCGCTTTGAGAAACGGGGAGCACACACAACAGACTAGAAGTAGCCTGCGCCGATAGGCATGTTGATGCCTCGTGAGCGGTTCTTTGTGAACACGCTTGAGCCATAAACTGTCCATGTGATGAAGTTCGAACCAATCATGTCGTCCTTCTTTCGAATTTCGAGAGCTGGTTGAGCGAGCATAACCACATCGATTGCGCCTTTCTTTCCGAAGTATACGGATTTACCAGTCGTTGCCGAGAGGCCGGTAGCTGTAACGCCACCTGCTCCTGGAGCAATAGCTGTCATCTTTCCACTTGGAAGGTTATTTGAGATATAGACTTGGAAGCCCATAAAGTCTCCCGCATAACCATTGCGGAGTGTAGCGTCTGCTACGTTGAATCCTACGTTCGCAGCCTTGATTTCGATGTCTGCTGCAATCTTAGGAGTCACAACTGCACACCAGTCGCCTGTCTCCTCTACGTTGCGGTTTCGGAGAACCTTGCGAGCACCTGCGAACACCTGAATGATGTTTGCTGTACCTGCTGATACTGGAGATGCGTTCGTTCCTCCTGCGAGGATGTCTGCATCGTCAGCAGCGGTGAAGCCATCTGCACCAGTGATGTTTGCGAAAACATGCTGGTCGATGACGTTCTTAAGCTGGTACGCTGCCTCTGTTGCGAGTTCACGCGCCTGATTCACGTTGACCGTGAGTGAGCGTGGGTCGTCAACATAGAAGGTAACGTGCTTGTAGCTTGATACAACGAGTGTATCAAACGCCCAGTCCTGTGCTGTTGCGGAAAGCGTCGTTCCCGGTGTGTACGTCTGCGCTGAAAGGTCTCCAAATCGTGGGACATGAATTGTGTCTCCGTATTTGAGTTCAGCTTCAAGACGAGTATTTGCAACCTCCATCGCTACAAGAGACTTGTAGAGAGGGACCTGCACCATCGAAGACCATATCTCCGGCTGGATTGCACTTACGTCGTTAGAAATAACTTGAGTCATGAGTAATATTAGGTTTAACCTTGTCGAGTATTCCCAATCTTTACTCTATCTGCTCGTGGTCGAAATTCCTTGTATAACCCTTGCTCCCTGAGAATTTCCTCTCGTTCAGCTACGGTTGCATTTCGGAGTCTCTCGGCCAGAGAACGTGGAGCGTCCTCTTCAGATTGAGCGGAATTGGGTTTGAGAGCCGCTTCCTTTTCCTGTTTAGCGCGGTATGCGCTGTCCCAGAAAGTGAAATCTTCGCTCTCCCGTATCTCCTTCAGCGGTCGTCCTGTGAGTTTGTGCTGTTCGGCTAGATACGCTTTCTCTCGGGGGTCCAGCCCGTCGAGTGAGGTACTGATATCGATGTAGTCTGATACATCGAGTGGAGCGGTGCCTTGAGCCTTTGTCGCTTGATTAAGCTTCACCTCAAGTGCCTTCCGTTCCTTTTCTGCTCGTTCTGCCTTCTCCCTGAAGTGGTCCTTCTGGGCGAGGGCTGACAGCAATTCTTTGTCCTCCGTCGGATGGTCCTTATCGGTTATATCCGCCTCGGGTACGTCGGTAGATTCTGGCTCTACCACTTCCTCTTCGTTTGTAGGAGTGTCGTTCTCCTGAATTTCTTCATTCATTTTTGATAGTTTAGTCTATTATTCATTTGGTGGGTTTTGTCCCTCTTTATTCTATCACGTGTATTGACTTCTGTTAGTTTTCGGCTCTGGTTTTTCTTCTAAGAAGTCAAAAGCCTTACACAGAAAGGTTTTTGCATACTTTCTACCCAAGGTGTCCTCCCACGATTCACACTTGTCCACATCCCCAATCTCTTCCAGACAGTCTTTTAAGAGCGAGCGAAAAGCTCTCCCCTGTGGGGAATTAGCCATTCCAGCTAGAAGCTGTTTTTCTTCTTGTGTCATACAGTCATCTGTTGTGCGCCTTGTAGAGCCTGACCAACTGCGGGAGCTGAAACTCCGCCTCCCGCCCTACCCTGCTCTGGTGGAACCATGTCTGCCGGTGTTTTCTTTGCTACGTCAAGGTAGTCGTTCATGTTGATGCCTCCGTCCTCACCCATGGTGTAGAGGAACTTCCTCTTTACTGGGTCGTCTATCATTGAAGGGTCTGCGGTCATTGCCTGAAGGATTGCGAAGAGTGTTGCGGATCGTACTCGTGTATCTACCGATTCACCCGTGATGTCGATGTCTACGTCGTATTTAACATCCTTGTAGAAGCCGAGCGGGATGGTGATTATCTTTTCTTTCTCCTGTTTGATTGCATCTGAAACAGCGATACCGATTGCATCAACTTCATCGTTGTCGAGAATCTTTCCGTGGTTAACTGCCATGCGGACAACCTCCTTGAAGACAAATTCATTCTTAACCATTTCGATGTACTGGTCGAGGTCTTGTCCCACAAGTCGTAGCGTATGTTCGAGTGTGTTTTCTTTTGCAAACTGCGGGATGATAACTTCATAAAGCATCTCCTTGATTTTTTCAGGAACATAAAACAAAGGATTATCCCGGTACATCTTTATCTCTTCAATTATAACATTCTTCTCTCTTCTCTCT